CCATAACCCCCTAGCGCACCCATACCAATACTTAATGGGTCACGTTTACCTTGCATATATGATGTCAAACCACCAGCGATAGCACCGCCAGCTGGACCAAACATACTACCTGCGGCAATACCTGCAGCTGTTGGAAGTAAACCACTTATAAAGTCACCTAAAAACGCTTCAGGCATTCCAGTATCTGGGTTAATAGTAATGTCCCCACCGTTTGCTCTTGAAATAGCTGTGAGTTGTTGTACTTCATCAGGACGCATGTGCATCAATGTCGTGTCACCATATCGACCTAAAGAAGCTATACCTTGTGCGAGTTGTTTATTTTCCATAAATTAGTCCATTATTAAGTTGTATAATACCATTAATTATGTTAGTTTTAAAGCTTTAATCACGCCCAATATACTGAATTACCCCATAAGATGAAGGAGTTTCTGGTAATGCATAGGGACTTGTTTGTGCTGCAATGGCTTCTAAATATATTCCATCTTGTACACCTGAATCATACGCTTGTTCTGTTGCCCAGTATAATGCAAAGTTATCATTCTCTAATGAAGCCCATGATACAAACGAAGCTAATATATTATACGAATAGACCCCAGCACTTTTTCTAGCTGGAACAGTATATTTTGTAGCCGAATCAGGCACGTTAACTCCGTTAACTTGTAACCAAACATTTACATCTAATGCTACGTTTTCTGTATTTACTGCTTGAAGTCTATATTCAATTTTATAAGTACCACTAAATAAGGCATTAGCTGTACCATCACTGTTAAAAGTAAATCCTACATTATCACTAACATTGTTAAAAGCGACAATCGTAGGAGTGTCATCCCCTCCAGCAAATTGATCTGCATCAGAATAAGCAACAATATGAGGGAAACTAATTGCCGCACCCCCTGCTACGTCTGCTACTGTGTTTAAATTAGTATTTAATCGATTAAAATATAAACGCAATTCATTTGCTAACTGCTCTTCTCTGTTTTTAGAATACTCTTCAGGAGCAGCAATTAAGTTAGGAGGTGTAACTGAATTAATAATTCTAGCCATTAGCCTCTCCTACCATCTGATTTGAAGTCAACTCGAACTGCACCAAGTTCCCATTGTGTTCCTACTGTGTCAGACAATATTTTAAAGTTCATCTGACGACCACGTGCTCTAACAAAGACTTGGTTTGTATACTGATCTATACTTGCTGTAGTTATCACATCTCTTGTTAATGTATTCCCTGCTACATCAGTTGTAGAACTAGACGCACCTGGGAAGTTTCTTACTCCTACAGTCATTTCTACTTCTGGTGTTTGTGATGCTGCAGTGACTGGGTTTGTTTGTTCAGAGTTAGTGAAGTTAACATCAGGTATAACTCTCTTAGTTAACACAAATCTTTCTCCATCTTCTATTGCCATGTCTGCTGACTGAATATATGCAGTTATAGCTTGAGGAGCTGCACCATTTGGTTGACCATCATCTACGCCATCTTCATGTTTGTATATATAACCATTACTTGTAGCTAATGGAAATTTAATTATTTGAGAATCAAACCAAGCTGTTCTATTTAGTGTGCCATAATACCAAACTTGTTCTTGATAATTATATATGACATACCTATTTATAGTATTAGAAGCAGCTGAACAATAGAACCAAATAATCTCATTAAATTCTCTATTTGTCCCTGAAAAAAATATATCACCTTGAGCTAAATTTATATCATCAAATATATATTGTTTTAATGATGTAGGTAAAGTATTAACTCGACCATCATAGAAGTAAAACTTATCATGACCCATCCACATAACAACGTTGTTTGCTTCAGAAACCACATTAGGTCCAGCTATATTAATATTGTCAGATATTTGTTGAACACTAAATACTTCAGAGGTTCCTAAAAACTGTAATGAATTTAAAGCCGTATTAGTAAATACCAATGTTTCTTGTCTAGTATTAAACCCTGTAACAATTTTAGACCCTCCCTTAACCCTTGTAAAACCAGCTGTATTTGTTATTTCAGGCTTCCATTCTTCTGGTACAGGTCCTGTGTCTGCATCTACATTAGCCCAACGAATTAATAATGGGTCATACGCTGCTCCAGTTGTATAGTCAATAGATACATAAGTTCCTACTGCAGAAGCACTACCACCTGGGTTTTCCAGTAAAGTAACTGTAAATGTAGTTGTACTTGGTACTGTAACTACTTGATATTCTCCTTGATATGCTCTAGGAGTTTGACCACTAAATTCAACCCAATCTAATGGCTGTAATCCATGCCCAGTTGCAGTTGTTATTGTTGCTGTAGTGCCCGAATTTGTAATGCTTGATATAGTTTGTCCTGCTGTTGTTGCTCTTGCATATTCTGTACAAGCTAATGCTAACAAATGTCCGCTTGATGCAAACATAGTTTTACCGACTTGAGTAGGCACTGCACGAGAACCTGATAAGGTATTTAATGCTACAGAAACATTTGAAAAACTAGAATCATAGCTCCAATAATATATATCTTCGTCTTTTATATTCCATATTAGATCATTATTTAATTGGTCTTGGAAAATAAGTCGTTCTGGAAAAAGAATTGGGGTTGTAGATCCTGAACCCCATGAACCTCGTGACCATGTTGAAGTTCCCCAACCATAACCCGATGTTAAACTAGCATATCCAATAGGTATTTGAAATACTGCCGTTATTGCTGTACCACCACCCGTTGCTGTAGAAGTTGCAGCATTAGCTACTGTAATTTCAAAACTATTACCTAATACATTTTGACATTGAAACTCTTTATTTAAATCGCCAGCAGCGATACCTCCAACAGCGGTAGCCCCACTAAAAGTAACATAGTCACCATCTGATGCTCCATGAGAATTAATATTTACAGTAACAGTAGTAGAACCGCTTGTAGTATCAAAACAATTATCTGTAGCAGGCGTACTGAACGTAGCTCTAATAGGTGTAACATCATACATTGTAGTACCAGCTAGTACATAGAACTTTTGATCGGTACCAATACCTATAATTTCGGACCCGTCTGTTGTGCCGTATGAGAATAAACTACGACAGTCTCCTTTATATTGAGTAAAGTTAATAACTGTCCAACCGCCTATTTTTTCTGGAAACCCTTTTCTAAATCTAATCTTATCACAAGCATACCAACCACCCTCATTTGCATAGTTGGTAATATCTCGATTAACTCCAGGGTTAAATAATAATTTTTTCAATGCCATATTAAGCTCCAGACATGAACATCGCATGTTCTGCGAGTCGTCTTCTTTGTAATCCTTTTAGTACACGACCACCTGCACGACAATATTTTAAAAGAACTTCTCCAGCACGCGTTTTATCACCACGGATAAATGCCGACCGAACTGTCGAGCGCTGAAATGTTCCCAAACCAAGATTAAAGCTAAAGCTGACAAGAGCATCAAACTCAGACTGTTTTGGTTGCACAGTACCCAACAAACGAAGTACTCCCAGCTCGAAGCGTTGTAAGTCGTATTTAAGTAATCCATCCACTTCCTCTATTGTCCATATTCTATTATCTTCTGGTTTTAATTTATATTGTTTTCTATCTGCTAAGTTCATTACTAATTGTCTAGGATATAAAGCATGACCACAACCGACCGTCCATACATTGCCACTGCACATATATGGCTTATACTTAACCCCCTCGAAATACTTGATGAGGTGTATACCTGTCGGTGATGTTTTCATTATCTGCGTTTATCCCAATGTCTACTTCCAAACCAGAATCCTATAATTGATGCAAAAATTGCCATCTCTTCTTCAGAGAATATAATATTTAAAGCGGTTACAAAATCTTGACCTGAACTAATAGCCCACCACATACCTACAATGTCAACAAATAATAGAATAAAAACAAAAATATAGGTGATAACGGGGCGAACACTAGCACGGAGATTAAGAACCCAAGGAGACGCGCCTTCCGAAAGTTTTTCATCATGCTTATAAAGCGCCATTCTTTCTTGTGCGTAGGTTTCCATTTCAACTTGGTCTGTTCTAAACTCTTCAATACGTTCTTGTGACGCATAACCTTTCTCGGCAAGAGCGAGAGCTCGCTCCATATCCAGTCTAGCCATCGATTGTTCATGTTTTTGGTCACCTTTTTGTTTAAAAAAATCTAATATACTTGGTAATCCTGATGTAGCAAAACCTAAAATTCCTGATAAGATACTTAACATTAATGCTCCTTATTTAGCTAATGGGTTAGTTGTTGCTTTTTGTAATGCTCTCATTTTATCATTAACACCATCTATTTGCGACTTCACTTCACTTCTAATACTAGATAATGAAGCTTCTACTTCACGTGATGTGCCTGAACTAACTGCTTTTGCTTCACGGGCTAGAGCTATAGCTTCGCTTGCTTTTTCTTGTAGTCTAATATTAG